CTGTAGGACGGCTGTGGCTGAAGTGCCATCTAGATCAGGTGTCTGGATGAGCATCTTGAGGGTTGCTTTCTTGGTACGAACTTGTTCACCAATACGTTCTCCATCATTGACTCCGTTGGCAATCTGAAGGAACTGAGACAACAGGTCTACAGGGGCAGACATGGTGGCGTTGTTGGCATTGAAGGTGTAGCTGATCGGGTCAGCGTTGCATCGTTTGACTTCTGCACTGGATTGGATAAGTTGCTTGACACGCTTTGTGAATGCTCGCTTGCGTAGGCCAGCAGGACGTGTCTTTTTCCATACGCGACCACGGCCGCGATAACGCTTGTTACGGCGATAAGGCCCTGCAACACTTCGCTTACGCTTGCGGCTATAAACCATGATTCTGGAATTTTCTGGTTTTGAGAACTTTCTTGGAAACTTCTTTTCTTAACCTGTCGGTTGAATAATGCGGCTATATATATAGGCATTTTTGTATGTGAAGATCACAATTTTAAATCATGCCGAAAACGACAAAGGTCGGTTTTGTCGAGCACGACTGTCGGGATTAGGAGGGGGGAAGGGTAATACTATAACTTCCCCCAGAACAGTGAATTCACCGTTAAAAGATACTTTTTTTACTAATGTCGGCTTTGGCGGACTTACTCTCAGAAACCTGATAGGAAAGGCAAACGTTTTGCTTTTACGTTTTTTCCGAAAGAAGATGACGTCATCAAGGATCTTTCTCAGCAGAACAATGTACTGGAGAACTTTATGAAGACACTTGGAGCTAAAGCTTATATTTGGGGACAAGAGGAATGTCCTGACACTAAGAAGATTCACATGCAAGGGTATGTGGAGTTCAAGAAGGAGACACGCTTCTCTACTCTGAAGAAACATATGCCAAGGACACACTTTGAAGCTGCGAAGGGCAACAGAGATGCTAACATTGCATACTGTACCAAGGACGGGTGCAACATCGTGCGTAATGGATTTCCGTTTGGTGAAGAGGAGTTGGCCCTGATGAGACAGAAGGAACTATGGGACTACTTCAAGGACTTTGCTTGGCGTGACTGGCAGAAGGAAGTACTCAAGGAGTGTGAGTTGGACAGCAACGACCGCAAGATCATTTGGATCTATGAGGAGACTGGTGGAGTTGGCAAGACTTTACTGGCACAGTACATTCATCTGAAGTATGAGGCAGTTCTGGCTACTGGCAAGAAGAGTGATGTGTTTCATTCGGTGATTGAGCACAGCAGGACACACTTGCATGTCAAGGTAGCGCTGTTGGACATTCCAAGAGAGGCTATGGAGTTTGTGCACTTTGGTACCATCGAGAAGATCAAGGACTGTATGGTCAAGAGTGGCAAGTACGAAGGTGGCACCTGGACGCAGTCAAGGAAGTACGCACCACACGTGATTTGTTTTGCTAACACTCCTCCCAAGAGGGAGAAGATGAGTAAGGACAGATGGTCGGTGTTCAAGATTGTGGACGGACAACTCATTGAAGAGAAACAGGAACTGTTCAAATGGGGTGAAGAAAACCCAAGAGGAGGAAATGAATTTTTTGACTATCAATAAAAAAAGCCTTTATTAAGGAATACAACGGGGCTGCGCCCCGTATTAGATGTCGGTGTAGGTGTAGTCGATCGTGAACTGAACCTTAGGAGGACGAGTAGACAGAGTGCCAGTTTCTGGGTCAACCCATTGGCACCATAGGTAGAGATGTTTGTTTGTAGCAGTGTCACCAACGAAGCCTGTTGGGAACTTGAGAACACCAAGATGTTTGGTTATGTCGATGAAGACCTTGCGATACACAGCAAAATCGTTGTTAACAAAGCCGTTGGCATTGGCAGCACCAATCTTGATTTGTCTGTAGTTGTGGATGGCGAATACATCCTTGTTGACGGGACGAAGGAGACTGAAGAGGGAACCATCAGCGTCTGTTGTGATTGATCCATCATCGAAGATGCGGAGTAGCTGAGCATTTGTTGGGGCTGAGCCTGGTGATTCTTTGCAGTAGCCAAGGAACAACTGTAGGACGGCTGTGGCTGAAGTGCCATCTAGATCAGGTGTCTGGATGAGCATCTTGAGGGTTGCTTTCTTGGTACGAACTTGTTCACCAATACGTTC